TAGGGGAATGTGAGGATTGTAATATGAGACGCCGCTATATACAACAGCAAGACGGGGAACTGTTCGAGGTGACGAGCGACTTCACGCCGGAACCTCAACTCATAAACTTCCTCGTGATGCCTGATATCAAGCCCTATCGTTCAATGATCGACGGACGAGAGATTACATCGCGCTCAAGGCACCGAGAGCACTTGCGCGATCACGGCTGCGTGGAAATCGGTAACGATTCAGTTCTAAAGAGCAAGCCTAAACCCCTGGAAAGCCCGCCTGGGTTGAAGGATGACATTATCCGGGCCTGGAATCAACACATCAAGTAAGGAGGCATCATGCCATTAGCAAAGAAGATCATGGGCGGTGGACTTTCGGCTGGTAACGCTAAAGCCATCAACGGCGATGTTGCATCAGGACTGACTGCGACAGGAACGAATCAGGCAACGGCTTTGGCAATCAACGCAGGGGTTGTCGTATTTGGCACCGTAGCTGGAAGCACTGGGGCAATCCTGCCTTCAGGTGAAATTTCAGATGACGTATGGCTCTACAACGGTGGGGCTAACGCGCTGACAATCTACCCTGACAGCGGATCGAAGATCAATGAGCAGGCAACGAACGGAGGCGTGAGCTTGGCTACCGCAACTTCCATGCTGCTCAAGAAAGTCACGACAACGAAGTGGATCGGGATTTTGTCTGCGTAATATGGGAAATATCGAAAAGATTAAGAAAGCATTGAAGGATGCCGCAGAAGTGTGCGGCTACAAGATTCTACATTTGTATGCTTTCGATTTGCAGGATGGAACGCACAACGTCAAGGCGATCATCGAGACGCCTGATGGAATTACTTTTACCGATGGACGGCGGGTTACTGACTAGGGGGTTTTGTGGCTGATGAGAAACAGGAGACTACTCTCCGCGAAGATGTAGCAGCGAGTTTTGAGCAGATTGAACAGGCGCAAACAGCGCCGGAAGTTCCTGCTAAGAAACCAGCGGAAGCCAAGCCAGCAGAGAGGGTGCGCGATGACGCAGGGAAATTCGCCAAAAAAGATGAACCGACGAACCTTGTTTCTCCGAGCGCGACTCCAGCGCCGCCCCGCCCAACTCGCCCCTCAAGCTGGAAGAAAGAGTTTGATCCGCAATGGGAAACCCTTGATCCAAAACTTGCAGAATACATCCACCAGCGGGAACGCGAATACGCCAGTGGCGTATCTGCTTACAAGTCCGAAGCGGAAAACGCGAGGGAACTGAATAACGCCATAGCCCCGTTCCTGCCGAACCTGCAACGGTTCAATGTTCCTGTCGCTCAATGGCTTCAGGGCATGGGCACCGCACACGAGATTTTATCGCTTGGAACAGATCAGCAAAAGGTAATGAAAGCGGCTCAGTTATTGAGCGATTACAAGATCAACCCGCAGGCGCTTTTCCAAGTGCTCTCAGGGCAGATTCCTTTTCAGCAGCCTCAGCAGCCTCCGGTTGACATCAACCGTGTACTTGAGGAAAAGCTGACAGAACGTGAAATCAAAGGGGAATTCAACAAATTCCTCTCGGAAGTCGAAGATAAGTACCCGCACTACGAAGCAGTCAAGGACACAATGGTTGGACTCCTTCAATCAGGATTAGCCCAAGACTATGCAGGCGCTTATGAAGCAGCGATTCGCCATCCACGCCACACCGATATTTGGGATGCTATGCAAAAACAACAGGCAGGACACAAAGCGGCAGAAGCGGCAGGACAGGCGAAAGCGCAAGTCACACGCGCCCGTTCCAACGCAGTTTCCACCAAATCAGCTACTCCTAGCGGCCCGGTGGTGACAGCGAAGGACAACAAGAGTCTGCGCGACGACATTGCATCAGCATTCGCAGATGTCGAGAGCAGGGTTTAATCATGAATCTACATAGGAGCCAATCATGGCTTTTCCGAACAGTTCGTATACAGACATAATTGCCACTACGATTCAAAATCGTTCTGGCAAATTGGCTGATAATACAGAAAACAACAACGCACTAATCCGCAAGCTGAAGGCCAAGGGTAACGTACGGCCCTTCGGTGGCGGTAATGTCATCATCGAGGAAATCATGTACAACGATCCTTCCTCGATCAACGTCAACAGCTACAGCGGATATGAGCCGCTGAACGTTGGCGTCAACAGCCCGCTCAGCGCCGCGAGCTTTCCGATCACGCAGTATGCCGGTGCTATCACCATGTCGGGCCTGGAAATGCTTCAAAACAGCGGCAAGGAAGCGATAATCGACCTAATGGAAGGCCGCGTGAAAGTGACCGAAGCGCAGTTGATGAACCGCATCGACTACGACGCATATCAGGATGGAACCGGCAACGGCGGAAAGAACCTGACTGGCCTTGCCGCTGCCATTCCTGACGATCCGACGACTGGAACGTATGGCGGGATTCCGCGTGCCTCATGGACGTTTTGGGGTTCGCAACTGTTCCGTGGCGTGACGGATGGCGGAGCGGCTGTTTCTGCTGCCAACATTCAGGCTTACATGACTGCGCTCGCGTTGAAATGCGTGCGCGGCAATGACATGCCTGATCTGTGGGTGGCGGATGCGACTTACTACGGGCTATACGTCAATTCGATGCAGGCGATTCAGCGTGTGTCGAGCGAAGGCGATTCGACTGCCGGTGCTGGATTCCCAACGCTCAAGTTCTACGGCGGCGGGATGGCATCCAGCGTTGTGATGGCAGGCGGTATCAGCGGCGCGGTAAGTGCAACGCAACTGACTTCCGGTGCCACTTCCGCGCATATGTGGGCGATAAATACGGATTACTTCTTTTTCCGTCCGCATCGTGATCGCAACTTTGTTCCCATCGGTGGCGAGAGGCAATCCGTCAATCAAGACGCGATTGTGAAACTCATCGGTTGGGCCGGTAACATCACTTCTAGCGGCCCGCAGTTCAGCGGTGTGCTTAAGGCGTGATAACCTAAATTAATCAAGGAGAAATATCATGGCAACAGTTGTTTCTAGTTTGATTGGCGTTAATCTGACGCGCACTGACACTACCGCTGTGTTCCCGTTGGGCACTCTGGTTAATCTGTCGGATGGTGGGCAGGCGATGTATGTGAAGGCGAGCACTTCGGCGCTTTCCACATTCGGAGCTTGCCTGATCGGGGCGAACGGCATTGCAATGCTTCTGACGACGACCAATGCCGCTGCTGCTCCAGGTGGTGCAGGCGTTCGCGTAGGGTTCGCACAAGTCTCGATTGCGACCAGCAATTACGGATGGGTGCAAACAGGTGGTTCACCGATGGTTGAACTTGCCACTAGCTGCGCGCAGAGTGTGCCTCTGTTCACGACCTCAACCGCTGGCGTGCTGGACGACGCCACGATTACGGCTGGTTATCTTGCTGGCTGTTTCTTGCAGACGACAATCAGCACCGCAACTGCCGGAACACTCGTCGCAATTCCCTGCGTATTCATTGGCGGCTACGGGATGCAGCACTAATGCACGAGCTTAACCATTCCTCGCTCAAGATCGTCAAGGCGGGTACGGAAGAATCGCTGGCGGACAACATCCGCACGAACTTGGCGCGAGGATGCACGGAGTTTCAGCCCGCTCACTGTTTTCACGATGGCAACATGGTGATTACCGGGAGCGGGCACTCCCTGCCCGAACATCTGGACGAACTGAAACAGGAACGTGTGGAAGGACGCCCGATTTGCGCTGTCAAGGGAACGCATGATTATCTGATAGAGAACGGGCTGGAGCCTGATCTATTCGTATCCTGCGAACCACGCGAACGGGAATTGAAATATGTATCGGATCGCACGGTTTATTTTCTTGCTTCACGTTGCAATACGACGCTGTTTGATCGGCTTCAAGGCAAAAAGATCGTCGTCTGGCACGCCTGCGTTGGCGGAAAAGGTGTTAAGGAGACAGGAAAGCCGCTGGGTTGGGATGACCTGAACCTTGATCCTGAATGCGAACTCTGGAAGGGAAAGATGGGGATTGGCGGTGGCACGACTTCAGGACTTCGCGCTTTGAATCTTTGCTACCTAATGGGATTCCGCAACCTGATCCTATACGGCTTTGATTCCTGCCTTGCGCCTGATAGGGATACCAAGCGGTTTACAGGGGAAAAGGTTGGTGACGCATGGAAGGGCGACATTATCGTTGATGGCAAGCGATTCTGGTGCAATGGAGCATGGGCGCAGCAGGCAACCGAGTTTCAGGAGTTATACCGCGGCATGGATATGCACGTTGAGGCGAAGGGGGATGGATTGATTGCTGCGATCATCGAGGCGCGCAGGAAAAGGGGTTACAAGGCATGAGCATTTCCTTCCTGCATTCCGGCAACCCAACGATGGCGTCGTATCGCTATCGCTGCGCGATTCCAGCTAAGGAAATGGGCGTTGAGATTAACAATCCAGACGCCGATATTCTTATCTTCGCAAAGCCTGCGCCGCATGACGTGAGCTTTGCTAGAAAGGCACTAGATGAAAACAGAACCGTTGTTGTCGATTTCTGCGATCCGCACTTTGGCAGACCTGAATATCGTGACCTATTGTCAATTGCTCACTGCGTCACGTGTCCTACCAAGTGGTTTCGGGATTACTTACACTCCGATTTCGGAGTTGACGCTATCGTTGTACCGGACCCCTACGAGTTTGACGAACTCGAACCACACTGCAACGGAGACAATCTGCTATGGTTCGGACACGGTTCCAACATACAAACTCTTGGGCGCGTGATACGCGAGATTGAGAAACATCCAATCAGGATCGTATCCAACATTCAGAATTGCATTCAATATTCCAGAGAGAACATTCTGGAAGCGACGCGCATATCAGACATTGTGGTGCTGCCTGAAACTGCGCCTTACAAGTCGTGCAACCGGGCGGTGGAAGCGATCAGGCGAGGCTGCTTTGTGGTGGCAGAACCGCACGTATCAATAGAAGAATTTCCCGGAATCTGGAAAGGCAACTTAGTTGAGGGGGTAGAGTGGGCAATAGCGAACCAGCAAGAAGCGAATCACCGGACAACACAGGCCCAAGCGTATATCCGACAATGGTATGCGCCGTCAATACAGGCGTCTGCGTGGAAGGCTACTATCCAGAAGGCTCAGTCCTCATCAATGTCGGGTCAGGTGAAATTCGGTGGCACGGATGGATCAATGTTGATTCAGCAAATCCACGCGCCGACGTTATCTCCACCGCCTGCCACTTAAGTTTTCCTGACAATCATGCCGACGTTATCGCCGCAATCCACCTCATCGAGCATATTCCGTTTTGGGAGGTGGACGATACGTTGAAGGAATGGCTGCGTGTGCTGAAACCCGGAGGAAAGCTGATTCTGGAATGCCCCTCTATGGATAAGGTGTTTTCCTACATTCTGACTCAGATCGGAAGCAAAAAGATGATGTCTCCGACTTTCAGTTGGTATGCGATATGGGGCGATCCTAGATACAAAAAAATGGATCAGGTTCACAAGTGGGGATACAACCCTCAGATGCTAAGTGAAGTGATGCTGCACGCTGGATTCGTCAAAGTGACGCACGAAAAGGCGCGTTATCATTTCCCGGAGAGAGACATGAGAATGGAAGGATTCAAACCGTGAGAAGCACGATAGAGCATCTAAAATTCAAGAACGGTGAAGGTTCAATTTCTGCCGAACGAGCGCCCGATTTTGCACCGCGTTGCGTTCAACTCACAATACAAATTCCACGCAGAAAGCCAGTGGTACTCAATGTATCGAAATCGTTTTTGAAGAAAATTTCAACTCAAACCCTAATTACTTAGGAGAAATCAATGGATGCAAAAACCAGAATAAAACGCAATGTCAACAAAATCGTACTTTATGGAGTGTACCAATTCGATACCGACACGTTGTTATGCGATTCACTTGGAACTCCAGTATTGCACAGGAAAAAGAAGGACATTATGGAAGATTGGAAATCTCTTTCTGACGGTGAATGTGAACAAATCATAAAAGTGAAATTAACGGTAATAACCTAATTACTTAGGAGAAACATAATGGCAAATGGAATGCTGGCAAGCGACGATGCAAACCCTGAATTCGTAGGGGCAAGAAATCCTGATGCTGCGCTGACGGTGCGCTTCTATAGTCGTGCTGTGCAGGACAATTGGGAGAGTTCAAAACAAGGAAGGCCGATCTTCCGTGATGTTATTTACACTGAAATCATGGCGGCAGGAAACACGCTAAACATCATTGACACTCCGATGCGAGAGGAACATAAGCGTCGTTTCCCTTTGCAATGGGCCGCGTTCAACAACGCGCATGGCGATGACAAGCAACTGATCGGCACTCCGATCACTGCTTGGCCGATTCTTACCAAGTCTCAGGCAGAGGAACTGAAGGCGATGAAGTTCCTCACGGTTGAGAACCTTGCCGGTGCCTCAGACGCGCAGCTTCAGGAAATCGGAATGGTGGCTGGAGCTAATCCGCATGTGCTGCGCGATAGGGCGAAGGCTTATCTGGACGCAGCAAAGGGTCCAGCGCCTATCGAGCACATGGCTACGGAATTGTACAAGCGCGATCAGATAATTGCCGACATGCAGAAGCAGATTGCGGCGCTTAGTCAAGGTCAGCCTATCAATGAACCGAAAGCAAGGAAAACTAAGAAAGCGCGTGATCCTCTGAATCCTGACCTTCTAGCTAAATACGTCGAAAAGTTCAACCGCAAGCCCGGTGGTTTTGCGACGAATGACAGCATCAGAAGGGCATTATTTACCGCAGGAATGACTGTTAGCGAAATTGGTCCTAAGTCAGACGACGATAAGGTGTAACCATGTCCTCCACGACCGTTTTGCAGTTAATGCAGCAGGCGATGGGCGAAATCGGCCTAACGGTTCCAACTGTAGCGGTCGGGAACACGAATCAGGACGTGGTGCAGATGCTTTCGCTTATCAACGGCGTCGGATACGAACTGCTGCGAAAGAAGGACTGGCAGGCGCTTTGCAAGACAAACCTTTTCACAACTAGCTATTTCAGCACGACAGGAACGACGACTACCGGCAGCGCGGCGATTACTGCCATTGCGTTGAATACCGCCAGCCTTTCAACGGCGTTCCAGGCGGTCGGTGGAGGACTTAATACCAATTGCCAGATCGTTAGCGTTGATAGTCCTTCACAGGTCACTGTGACTCAAGCAGCAAGTTCATCGAATACCGCAGAAGTAATCAATTTCGCCAAGACGCAATACCCGATGCCTGCGGATTACGACAGGCCGATCAACTCCACGCATTGGGACAAGACGAAGCATTGGGTGCTTTTAGGGCCGGAGACAGCGCAGCAGTGGGAATGGCTAGTATCCGGTTACATCGCTACCGGGCCGCGCATTCGGTATCGTATTTTCGGTAACACATTCCAGATTTGGCCCCCGCAGACTACCGTAACTGATGTTCTCGGGTTCGAGTATGTCAGCAACGCATGGGCGGCAAGCACGCTTGGCGTAGCCAAAGGCTCATTTACAGTAGACACGGATACTTGCATATTTGACGACAGGCTGATGGTGCTTGGCCTCAAGTCCAAATACTATCAGGCGAAGGGATTGCCGAACTCGTTCGAGAACGAATTCCTTGCATGGCTCGATATCGCCAAGGCGAACGACGCAGGAGCAGCCACATTGAGCCTAATGCCGAAGGTATCTACGGTGTTGATTGGATTCAATAACATTCCAGATTCTGGGTACGGACTATGATTAACAAAAAATACGTCTACATCCATGAGGAATGCGGCAAGCCTGCTTTCTTCTCGGATAGAGAAATGAAAATAAGTGAAGCATGGCGTGGTGATTATTTTGTGCTTCCTGATGGCTCAAATCCGGTTGGTGGAGAACAAATCGTCTGTGGTTCATGCGGTAAACCGATGAGCAAGTCTCCTACAATGCATTTGAATCCTGATTATGCTGGCAGTCAGACCTAGAGTTCAGGCGCAGGCACGCGCCAAGTCCATTCCGGCACCTGTAGCCGGATGGAATGCGCGGGATTCCATTGCCAATATGGGGCCGGAATACGCTGTCATTCTGAATAACCTTTTCCCTCGCAACACGTTCTGCGAACTTAGGCACGGTTACATCAAATGGGCAACCGGATTCACCGGAACCGCTGAGACAATCTTTGCGTATTCTGGTGGAACAACAGACAAGCTATTCTGCGCCGTGGGTGCTGATATCTTCGACATTACAGCGCAAGGGGCGGTAGGAGCTGCGGCAGTCTCTAGCCTCACAAATGCGCGCTGGCAATACGTCAACAACACGACGACTGGCGGCAATTACCTGCAAGCGGTGAACGGTTCCGACAAGATGATCGTGTTCGACGGAACATCGTGGCACGCCGATGGAGATGGCGCTCCGTATAACGTAACGGGAGTAAATACCAGCGACGTAATCGGAATCACGCTATCGCATAACCGCGTGTGGTTATGTCCAAAAGGAAGCCTAAAGGCTTATTACCTGCCAGCCGGTCAGATCGGAGGTGCAGTTTCCACGCTCGATCTATCGTCATTCGCCAGATTAGGCGGGTATCTGATGACGATTGCAACGTGGACGATGGACGCTGGATTTGGCATGGACGATATGACGGTATTCATAACGTCCAACGGTGAAATCATCGTCTATAGCGGGGCTGATCCTGCAAGTCCTTCCACATGGTCACTCATCGGAATCTATCAGGTAGGTTCCCCTATTGGCAGGCGCTGCGCGGTGAAATACAAGGGCGATTTGATGTTGCTTACGCAGGATGGGATTCAGCCCATGTCTGCGGCGCTGCAATCCAGCCGCCTTGATCCTCGCGTCAGCATCACCAACACGATTCAGTTGGCGATATCTCAGGCAATAAGCGCATCAGGCAGTAATTTCGGATGGAGCATGTTGTTATTCTCCAAAGAGAACATGCTGATCGTGAACATTCCGATTGCAGGAAGTCAGCCAGTGCAGTACGTGATGAATACCATCACGCAGGCATGGTGCTCGTTTTCAGGCTGGTATGCCTCATGTTGGGAGTTATTTCAGGATAACCCGTATTTCGGGGCTAATGGCTATGTGGGCCGCGCTTGGCAGAATATGTCTGACGATGGCGGGATAATCGGATTTGATGGGTTGCAGGCATTCAGCTACTTCGGCTCTCCGGGGATCAACAAGTTATTCACGCAGTTGGGATTCGTGCTGAGTCTCGATGGTTCTCCGTCGCTTGGCGGGAAAGTAAATCTGGACTTTGATACTTCTTCACCAACTTCCTCTGTATTTACGTCTATCGCGCAAAGCGGTATCTGGAACAGCATTGATCCTGCTACCGGCTTTTGGGGGCAGGCGTTGTGGGGAGGTGGGACTGTTCTGCAAACGCGGTGGCAGGGAGCCTACGGCATGGGCAAGGCGGGTGCTCCGCACTTGGCAGGAAACTGCCTTGGCATGAGCCTGCAATGGATGGCGTCCAATATCATCTACATACCGGGCGGTATGCTGTGAGCCAACTAGATATTTCGCTGGTTCCGTATGGGATGCTGACGCGCACCTTGGCTGGTCTTGGAGACTATCTTGAGAAAGCCGCTTTACTGACTGATGGGCGCAGCGCAGTAGACGATATTGTTCGGATGATAATGCTTGGTCAATACAATCTGTGGGTGGTTTTCGAGAAAGAATCGAACGATGTTTATGGATTCTTCACGACAGAAATCAAGCACTATCCTCAGATGAAAATGCTTTGCGCTCAACACGTAGTGATTGATCCTCAGCATATGGATGAGCTTGAATGCAGAGTAGAGGATTTGGGCATCGAGTTCGCCAAGTCGGTAGGCTGCGCTGGAATTGAATTCGTTGGTCGTCCGGGATGGCGCAAGTATTCAAAAGCTAATGGATACGCTTCATACGCCATAACGTATCAGAAAATATTTGAAGTGAAGGAGCTAACATGAGCTTTGGCGGCAGTTCAGGACCAGACCCAACGGCAACGGCGCAAGCGCAAGGCGCGGCCAATCAGCAGACCGCTCTCACGCAGGGGATGATAAACAATCCCAATATCAACAATCCGTATGGCTCGCAGCAGGTTAGTTGGCGTGATATGGGTGGCGGGAATTGGCAACCTACGATCAATCAAACGCTGAATCCTCAACAGCAGCAACTGCTCAATTATCAGAATCAAATGAGCAGCCAGCTTGGGCAGCTTGGCATCAATCAAATGCAGCAAGTCGGCCAGATGCAGCAGAATCAGCCGAATTGGAACAATATGGCGCAGATTCAGACTGGCGTGAGGGACAACCTCGATCCTGCCGGAGTCTATAACAACCTAACCAATTCCATGACTGGCGGGATTTACTCCCCCTACGGACCGGCAAGGAACATCGGCCCTATGATGGGGTACAACCAGCAGAGCGTAGGGCAGTATGGCGGGATGGGGATGCCAGGATACAATCCGCCAAACGTGCAACCTCAGGGCGGCGGCGGGGTAAGTTATGCGCCTCCTGGTGGCGGCGGTGGTGGACAAACAGGTAGCGGCACAGGACAACCAACAGGAGGTAGCACCACAGGCGGCGGTGGAACTACTGGTGGCACTACAGTAGGCACAGGACAGCCAGACCCAGGATATCCTCCGCCTCAATCCCCAATAATAGGCTATCCCACAGGGCAGCAACCGGGCAGGCAAGGCACTACGCCAACAAGCAGGACTCAGCCCATAGGTCAGACAGGTGGAAGGCCCGGATACGCACCAATCCCAGGCACAGCCCCGCCACTTGATCCTAATTCTGGTAATAGACAAGCTGGAAATACCACGTTAGCGCCACCTGGACAGACGACAAATGGCGTGGGCGGGCCTGCTGCAATGCCACCTGGAGCCACGATGGACGAAGGCGGCTATAGGCCACCAACTCCAGTAGTCGGGCCGGATGGCATTATCCAAGACCCTGCACCGTGGCATCCTGGGCCTAGTCCTACCGACAAAATGTCACAATCACCGGCAGCACCAGGGCCAAGCCCCTCAGGGTGGGGCGACTTCAATCAGTTTTACAGTGGCGCACCCTACAATCCTGCTGCCGCTCCTACCGCACCGGCAACTCCAACTCAAAGCGGCTTATACACAGGGCCAAATTTTGGGGATCAGGGCGCGGTACAGCAGCCTAAGATGATGACGAGTCAGGCTCCATCTACCGGAGTGCCTAGCAACGGTAATCCTAACGACACGTCAGGTTGGGGCAATTTCAATCAGTATTATGGTGGTGCGCTTCCTGGAGGTGGACAGCAGCAAGCAGCAATTCCTGGAGGCGGCGTTGGTATGGCTGCACCTCAGCAGACTATGGATGCTGGAGGCGGCCAAAAGATGAGCGACCCTAACGCTCCACCTGGAGTCTATACCGGCACAGAACCGACAGGTGCCTATACTCAACCGGGTAATTCAGGGCCTGGATCGCAAGAAGGCGTAGGCCAGCCCGCGCAGCCTAATCCTTATGGTGGCGTCAGCCCTGCAAGCGGTATTCCTTTTGGGCAGGCGCAAGGGGACTTCAACCCACTGAACGCGGGCGGCGTATTCTCCAAGACATTGGGCGGTATTGAAGGCACGAACGTAGGGGCCATAGGTCAGATTCCTACCGTGGATGCTGCGGCTCGGCAACACGCCGAAAATTCAGCTTTTCAGGCAGCACAGTCCCGGCTTGATCCGCAGTGGCAGCAGGCGCAGGCCGCGCAGGAAACTCAGCTACGCAATCAGGGGCTTGCCCCTGGGGGCGAGGCTTACAACAACGCCATGCGGGTATTCAATCAGGGCAAGAATGACGCCTATCAGCAGGCGCAGGCCAATGCGGTAACGCAGGGGCTTACGAACCAGCAGGCGCAATTCGGCATGGGGCTGGCGGCGCAAGGGCAGGGATACAACCAGAATATCGGCCTTACCAATACTTTTGCTGGCTTGCAGGGACAAGGAGCGCAGCAGTCAATGGCAAATATGCAAGCCGCTAATCAAGCGCAGCAGCAGCAATATCAGCAGAACATGGGCCTCGGGCAATACTGGACTGGATTGCTTGGGCAGCAATTCGGGCAGGGACAGCAGAACGCAGCCCTCAACAATCAGGCCGCACAGCAGCAGATGCAGCAATACTTGGCCGCTCGGGAATTGCCGCTGAATGAGCTAAACGCCTATCGTTCAGGCTCACAGGTGAACGTACCGCAGTTTCAGCAGTATGGAGGGAACGCGAATCTTAATCCTGCGAATCTAGGCCAGTTGGCGATGAACCAGCAGAACGCTCAAACGGCATCGCAGAACTCGTTTACTGGTGGGTTGGCAAGTCTCGCTGGCGCTGGTCTAGGTGCATACGGTACTTATGCTGGACTCGCAGCATTAGCGGCTTAATGGATACTTTATCTCCCCTAACATGCGGACAGATTTTAAACACCATTCTTAGGGAAAACAGAGGAAACATTCTGTCTGAGGCGTTATGCGTAGGAATAGAACAAGCACTGATTTTCTACCTGACAAAACATCAGGAAAGAGCGGAAGAAATGTTGCGCCTAGCTCAGAAAGAAAAGGAAAGCAATAATGCCTAACGTCAATTTAACCGCCCCATCCGATTATGGGATGCAGGCGGCTGAGATAGCACGCCAGAGGAAACTTGCCGATCTTCTGATTCAACAAGCATCACAGCCTCCAGAAACATACCAATTTGGAGGCATGGGCGGCAAGATGAGTTGGACGCAGGCGCTTGCCAAGGCATTGCAAGGAGCAGTAGGCGGATATAAGGAATATAAGGCTGGTGAAGCGCAAAAGCAATTATCTTCCGACTACGCAGGGGCGCAGCAGCAGGATACAGCTACGATGATTGGTGCAATGAAGGGTGTTCCTGAACGTCCAGCAGAGGTAATGCCTGAAGGAGTAGCGGGGCCACCGCAACCTGGACGCGCTGCGATCATGGCAGGGCAGATAAATCCAGACGCCATAAGTCAACTGAAACTTCCAGAAAACAGGCAACTGTTAAGGGCAGAATATCTAAAACAAAATGCGCCTTATACTCTTGCTCCTGATGCGACAAGGATGATTGGGAATACTCAAGTTGCTCATGGCGCTCCTAGAACAGTTCAGGATAACAGTCCTGAAATCATTCGATTGCAGAATGCGGCAAAGAATATGCTTCCGACTGATCCTGCTTATGAACAGATCACTGCACGTATCAATCATCTTACTGAGAGTGCGTCAGATAAAAAAGTAACATGGAGCGAACCATATCAACTCGGCGGCGCATGGGTGCAAAAAGATGAGAATGGAAATATAAAGCAGGCAGTCGGAAGGGAACCGCAAACGCACATATATTCTCCACCGGCAGTCACAACGTCAAACGTCCAAGACCCATCGAATCCGCAACAGCAGTTGGTTGTTGACGCAAGAACTTACAAAGGCGGTACGCTTGGTGCTCCTGGAGTAATCGGAGTGTCAGGGAAATTGGGCGATGCGGCGAAACTCGAAAATAAACGCCAATTCAACATGCAGGGAATCGGAGCAACGATTCAGGAAGCAGAAAATCTTCTCACGAACAAGGCAAAGCCACCTACCGGCAGCGGCGTTGGAACAGCAATGGATTACGCGGCAAGCATGATTGGCGCAAGTCCTGCTGGCTCAATAGAGGCGCAGCAGTTGAAAGCGATAGGCGGAGCATTAACGGCCAAGATGCCTCGCATGGAAGGCCCGCAATCTGACAGGGATACGCAGCTATACAAAGAAATGGCTGGTATGGTTGGAAATTCCATGCTTCCTGTGGATCGTCGCGTTGCGGCATTGGAAAAAGTCAAAGATTTATGGTCTAAGTATGAACGCCTGAATCCAGGTGCATTTGAAGGTGGAGGAAAACAACCGCAGGGTGCTGGTGGCGGCTGGTCAATCGTGAGGTAGCAAATGGCTGACCAACTCTACAAAGTCAAAGACCCGACAGGAGCGATACGAGAGATTCGCGGCCCTGCTGGTGCTAGTGACGAAGAAATAATAGCGCAGGCGAAACTGCTGTTTTCTCCAGCACGGCAACCAGAACAGCCGATTGACCCATCTGAAGGTGGATTGCCATTCCGTCCGTTTGGCATGGATACCGGAATGACAATGCCGCAAGGCGTATCTCGGTTTGCTGCTGGCGCAGGCAAGGCCATGACAGACATTGGCCGTGGTGCAGGCCAAATGATTGGTATGGGGCCGAGTCCTGAAGAAATGTCTCAGATTCGGCAGCAGGATAAGCCGCTGATGAATACCGGCGCAGGCCTCGCTGGAAATATCACAGGAGGAATCGCGGCAAGTGCGCCTGCAATGCTGATTCCTGGTGCCAATACGCTTGCTGGATATGGCGCGTTGGGTGGTGCGATGGGTGCGCTTCAGCCGACTGCCGAAAACGATAGCAGGCTTGCCAATACCGCAGGCGGTGCTGCATTAGGTGTTGCGTTGCCATCAGCAATTTCAGGCGTTGGAAAACTCGGTAGCATGGCAAGAAACGTCGTTGATCCTTGGCTTCCTGGTGGGATAGATAGAGCAGTAGGACGCACTGCGAACGCGGCGGCTGGACCTGACAAAGCAGCAATTATCCAAGCTCTGAGAAATCCGCAGCAAATCGTTCCAGGTAGTCCTGTTACTGCCGGTGAAGCGGCTGCCCCTATTGGTAGGGCTGAATTCTCTGGATTACAGGAAGCGGTCAAAGGACGCGCCGGAACTGAATTCGAGCGTATCGCACAAGCGCAGAATCAGGCTAGGGCTGATGCAATCAGCAATTTCGCCAAAGGCAAGCCAGAACTCGAAGCGGCGATTGCAGCAAGGAAATCAGCAACCGATCCGCTATACGCTGCGGCAGACACGGCCACTGTGAAAGTTGATAGCGAACTTGCAGATATTCTCAAACGACTTCCAAAAGGCACGTTATCTACAGCAGAGGATATCGCTCGAATAGAAGGCAAACCCATCATCTTCGGTGGTCAGAAATCACAGCAAACAACAAGCGGGGTATTGAACGCAGCCGGAAATCCTGTGGTATCAAACACTCCTGCAATTCCTCCTGACATAACGGGGCGTGGAGTTGACCTTCTGAAGAAGGCAATGGACACGTATATTGATCCGACTGGATTGAAGTCCATAGGAAAGGCTGAAAGAAATGCAATCCTGAATGTCAGAAGCGATCTTTTGGATTGGGCAGAAAAGCATATTCCTGAATACGGAACAGCGCGCTCTACATTCAGGAACATGAGTGGTGACGTAAATCAAATGCAGATTGGGCAGGAACTTCTGGGTCGTCTGCAACCAATTCTTGAAGGATCGAATCAGCGCGCAGGAATGTATGCGAACGCTATGCGAGATTCAGCAAACACGGTGCAAAAAGCAGGCGGGCCGCGTTATCAGAATGTTGAGGATGCTCTGAATCCTGCCAATTTTGCAGTAGCAAAAGATGTTGAAGCAGACTTAGCAAGAAAAAACTTACATGAGCGCCTTTCCAAAGCAGGGATGGAACGGGCAAGAGAATTAGTCGGACAGGTAGCACCTAAAGTCCCTGCCGCTGGAATGTTTAGTCCTCACTATTCCGTGATGCGCGCAGTAATCAACAGACTTGAAGGCAAGGTGGAAGGCAAATCGCTGGATAAACTTGCTTCCGCCATGCAAGACCCGCAAGAACTTGCGCGTGTAATGGAAGGATTGTCACCCCAAGCACGATCCTTGATGGTGAAAGCCATGATGGAAGCTAGAGTTCCGATGCTTGGCGGGACTGTGAATGCAGCAGAACAGGGAGCAAACCAATGAGTTTCAGCGCGGGCGTCTTTTCAATCAACACCACAGGCCAGCCAGTAGTCGCTGGCACTGTCATATCAGATTCCGTATTCAATGCGTTCACTGCCGACATAGCGACAGGGTTATCCACCTGTATGCTGAAGGATGGCACGCAGATAGCTACTGCTGGAATACCGTTCTTTGCTGGAACCGTGTCGCTGCCTGGGATTTACCTTGGTACGGATACGCAGACAGGGCTATATCGCATAGGCTCGAATCACGATGGCTTTGCGGTGGCAGGTGTCAAGGTTCTCGATATTGCATCTACTGGACTTACGTTGTCTGGAAAAATGTCGATAACAGGGACTGGTGTATGGGGTGGATCGACAACAAACGGTTTGCTTCTGGTGACTGATGCAGCGACCCTTGGCAGCGGCCTGATGCTTAATGCTACGGCTACAGGTGGATCTCAATGGAATGTCAGCAGCACGGCAACCGCGCACCCATTGGGAGGTGGATTCTTCACGGTTGTAAATGTAGGTGCTGGCACGTTCCCGATGAAGATTTCCGCAACCGATGTAGTGACATTCACCGGAACGATAGCATCTCCTACTCTTACTACTCCGACGCTCGGGGTAGCAAACGCAACCAGCATCAATTTCGGAGGGTCCACACTCGGAACATACACGGAGACAACGTGGACGCCAGCCCTGCAATTCGGTGGCTCCAGCACAGGAATAACATATTCTAATCAGGTGGGAACCTATACAAGAATAGGAAGGATGGTATTCCTTCAGGCTTCGTTAATTCTTACAAGCAAGGGGGCGCAAACCGGCGCTGCTACGTTATCAGGACTTCCATTTGCGGCTGGCGCTCAGCAATTTTCAGGAACAATATATGGCACTACTTTGACCCATACCAGTTCTCTAGCGTGTACAGTAACTTCCGGCAGTCAGGTGCTAAATTTAACCTACGTAACTGATGCCGGTGTTGGAACGGCATTAGATAATACAAATTTCGCTAACAATACAACATTGATCGCAACGATATCCTACTCGGTATGACAGAATCCGAAGCCATCATCAGCCAGTACCTGAAAACGATCTGCGATCTGCAAGGAAGGGTAGCGCAGGCAGCAGGGGAGCTATTCAAGGCGCAGTCCGAGAATCAAACTCTAAAACTCGAAATGGAGAAATTGAAAAATGAGATTCCTACTGGCAATGATTATCCTGATGTCGTTCCAGGCACAGGCTCAAACGGTAAACCTAACATGTCCAAGCCAAAGCGTAACAATAACCTGCGGAACGGTGCAGCCTCCGACATGCGGACCAGCGAACTGCTCGCACCCTAATACGTGCGTCAATAACGTCTGCACGCCACCAGTAACTCCGCCATCCAATCCATGCGCCGGGTTTCCTGCTCCGAACTATAGCAGCACGCCGCTTGTAACTGGCAGGCTCATTCCACCATCGACCGTTGAAACCAGCACAAGCTGGAGCATGGCAGTATCGGCTGATTTGGTAGGATTCCCCGGTGGATACGTTATCAGGGTATCGGACGAATCAGGAATCGCTGTCGGGGCGCAAGTAGTTATCAGCACATGCCCGCATAGCTTTGCCCCTGTAGGCGGGCAGACTACATGCCAATCTCTCAGCGGCCAGATAAATCCAGAGCTTCAGACACGCTACAGCGCAAGTGCTACTTCCTGCGTGATATCGCCTGACGTGGTTTATTACTACAACCTTCGGCCACAGGGAACCAAAAACTTCCAGCTTGAGGGACAGTCCCGTTCAGCCTGCCAACCAGGACCATTCGGCTGCTAGATGGACCTCTAGCCATGAACGAAAGTGAAGCAGCAGATCATGTGCGAAACGGGATACCGTGGATCGGACCTATTTGGGCTGCTATGACGAATCACGTCAAAGATTTTGTCAAACAGCATACCACGGACGACGCGCTTGCCGCTGAACGCAATGGGGATGGCGCTCTTGATCTAACTGTTGCGGGACAGCACTTAGTTGCGAAAGGCATAGATGCAAAGACGTTCCTGCTCGCGTTGTTGATCGCTGCTATTGCCGCTGAAATCGCGTTCCTGTGGTATGTAGATCGTGTGAGTCAGGAGAGTTACAGAAATGAGTTTTTGTCTGCACATAGGGTAACTCAGGGCAAGGTTGACGCTGCACTGGAGACGGAAAAACAACGGGCTGACAATGACGCTGCGATTGTCGCAGTAGTGAAGGAATCAACTCGCTTGCATACAGAGGAAATGGCGGATTTGATTTGTATGCTGGCACTGCATGACCTTCGCATCACCCCGCAAAAGATGGATATTCCGCGCTCGCTACGAAAACGGATTTCTGATAGGTGTGAATAATGTGCGTCTATTTCATACTCCACCATCCCGCTCGCGGCAGTTTCGTTGAGCAGCGTGAAGAAAAGCTCACGCGCAAGGTTAAAGTCTGGACGCGCAAACATGCTTACGAGCGAGCAATGCGGTTCCCTACAACGCACGAGGCTGAGAGATATATGCGGGACAACTTTGAAAAACGGTTGCAGGGCAAGTGTAAAGTAGTTGAGAAACTAGGCTAACCACTGGAGGATTTATGGACTTAATCAGTTTAATCATTCTTTTAATAGTCATTGGCGTGCTTCTCTATTGCGTCAATAGGTTCATTCCTATGGATGCAAACATCAAGCAGATTCTCAACGTGGTAGTCATCATCGCAGTGGTGCTATTCATATTGTCGCTATTCAGCGGATACCTGCCTCATTTGTGGGTAGGCCATAAGTGATTATTCCTACTCGTGGCGAACGCAACAACAATCCTGGCAACATAGAACGGGTTCCACACACGATCTGGAAAGGCCAGTCGCCGGATCAGGTAGGAGATTCACGCTTCGTCATCTTCACCAGCATGGTGTGGGGTGTGCGTGCTCTGGCTAAGATTCTGCTGACTTACAGCCATCTCTATCCTGAAGGCAATCCGAAGGATATTGATACGGTTGCTGAGATCATCAGCCGGTGGGCACCGTCAAGCGAGAACAACACGATTGCCTATATTCAGGCTGTGGCAAAAGAAGTCGGCGTTTCTGCCCATGACGAGATTGATATTACAAATCAGGACACGATGGAAAAACTCGTGACCGCAATCATAAGACACGAGAACGGTCGGGTGTTGATCGACAAAGATGTGATCGAGGATGGAGTGGATAGAGCTTTGGCATGAAAAAGAAGCTACCCACAGACAAGCTGTGGTTCTGGATCGTGGTCAATGTTACTCTGTGTTTGACTACTGTTATCGCGTGGTTTAAATCTTAGGTTAATGTGCGTGACATGAAAACAATGCACCAAAGGTATGGGGACGGCTCAAATCACAAATGCTGTCCTAAATGCGAATTGTGCGTGACTTGCGGGGATTGCGCTAAATATGGTTGCAAAAAGCCTCGTATCACTAAACAAACCAAAAGGAAAGTCAAATGCGCTTAATCAGCATCACCGCTGCAATGCTTCTATCCGCTTGTGCAAGTCAGCCAACGCAGCAGCAACTAGCTCAACCTCATCCTTCAGCCAAGCCAATCGACATTGCAGCAAGGCCGATTGAAGTTGCCACGCATCAAGACTTACTTGCAGCTGCCGCATACGCTGAGGCACACGGCTACCCGGCTCGGGCCGCGATGCGCCGCGCTCAGGACTCACTTTTGACTGCCGCTGAGAATCAGGTTTCTGCATGTCTGAACTCCATCAAAGCCAATCTTCCGCAAGCCCCTGCATCACTGCAAGGCGTCGGGCCTATCCTAGCTGCGGAAATGGCAGAGGAAGCCATAGGACAATTCACAGGGCCAAGTCCGGCAGTCAAGATTCTTTGCGCTCCGATTCCTGTGCCGATCCTGCCGGTGTTGCCGAAGCCGTGAGTTCTATTCTTTTCTCGTAGTCATTCACAATTTTGTTTAGCGTCGGGTAGGAGATAGCACACCGATGCTGGATTTCGTTCCTGTTATGTCCAGCATACCATAGGTGCAATGCACGATACTTAGTTGCGGCAGTGATTGCTTCTCCATTACGCATTATGCCTTCCCGTATCGTAAAGTGATTCCTGTTTCTCAATCCGGCGCACAACCCACATATAAGCGCAACTGATCGCAACGCTGTAGACCGTAGCAAATACTGTCCATAGCATTACCCAAAACGTCAGGCTGTCCAGCTTCCACAGGACACCGGCAAGCTCGGTGGCGCAGTGGGTCATGGCGCAGCCAACTTGTATATCAGTGCATCCTTTTCTACTTGCAGCGCGTCCGCCCGCGCGGTCGCAGCGATGGCGTAGGCGCGCAATAATCTGATCCATTCGTTGATATCTGTCCAAGGGGTAAGCCTGAATTCCCAACCAGGAGGTTCCTCTGGAAGCTTCTTCTCAGCCTCAGCGAACCGGGCGAGCTTGGCCGCGAGTTCGTCGCGCATGGAATTGTCAGCAGCCAATGTGTCAATGGCATTATCAAGTTGACGCCTGCACTCGGCAAGCTCGCGCTCGGTAGCTTCGGCACGACATTGCCAGCAAAACAAGTCGGCTCCGATGCTATCCTTCGCTTGCGTCAAGTAGCTTGGATGGCCGCAGAATGGATTGTTTCCTGCTTGGCTAATATTGCAGGCGTGTTCTATTCTCAACTCGCTCTGCGCCTGCGCCAGTTCGCGCTCGGCGGTTTCGGCGTGCTGTCTTGAACTTTCCCACCCAAGCATCGCGGTATCTCGTGCGTGCCGTGACAGCGACAGCTCGCGCATCGCCTGCGCCAGTTGATCGCGCATGGTGATCGCGGCGATGGCTTGACGATACAACGCAGGATTAGCACGTTCCTCCCAGTGTAGGATATTTATCTCATCCTCAGTCAGCGGCATCTCCGCGACCGGCGCTTGCTCGGGCTGCGGGGCGGCGGCAAGCATTGCCTTCCAAATATCCTTGATAAAAAGGTGCGTTGCTGGAGCGCGTATCAAGGCTTCATGCCCATCCATAATCATTTTCTGCGTCGGCTCAACCGGCACCAGCTTTGTTTCGCTCATGCCTTTTGCTCCACATAAACTTTAGCCGCATCAATCCTAGCTTTAGTATCGTGTCGCAATACTTCATCGCTGATTGAACGAACCAAGTCATAAGCAACATCAAATTTCTTGCGCTTCACCCATGTCTGGATATCTGCCACCACGGTTTCGTCGGTAATCAGATCGGCGGTTGGTTCTGAGACTGATACCAGCGGCTGCACGGTGAATGGCTTTTTGTTAGCCCTAGTAACCGTCAGCGCCATCGTGATAGATGAATCAATATCGCTCATGTGGCTTATGCGAATCCCGCCGACTTCCATGCCAGCCCAACGGACTTTTGGATCACAAAACAGCGTCAGAGAACGACCTACATATTTGGATGCGTCTGGCCCCCACGCAAATACCAAAACCCTAGCCATGCTTTTGCATGGCTTCCACGGCTTTCCTTCGTCGCCTTCAAAGAACACAGAAACTGGCTGTTCTGTTCCTGGGCGAATGGATACTTTTGTTATCTTTATTGTTATTGGGCCTGACAATAAATCGTCTGCATTTTTCTGGTCAGATTTGGGAACTATAGTCGGCGTCATGTCCATCATACATCTCCTGAATGATCTTGCGTTCGGTAGGAATAAGGCGATTCCTTGATGCCATCACAGTTTGAAATTTCGTAGCTGCTGCATCCAATCGTTTTTCAAAATTGGTAGCAGCGTCAATGATAGCTGCCTGCACTTTCTCGTCTGGACCAACGCGTACGGTAGCCATCGGCAAACCGCCGCAGTATGAAACCAGATCGACCCATTTCCTCTCGCTAACCAGCAGACCTGTCTGCACCTGAATCACAAAGTCAGGGTCAATTGTTCCGGCAGATACGTAATCAACAATCGTGCGTATCTGGTATTTTGCGCGTCGTGATTTGCATTCAACTTGGCCCTCGTCACCGACTAGAGCATCAGGGGAATATCCTATGGTAAATCCCCATTTATCGTTAGTGATAAATCCGACTTTCTCAACCGGCGCATAGGTCTTTGAGTAAATATCAAGCGCCTCTATTTCATCATCCAATCCGCGCAGCATGTCGTCGCTCACATAGCGCGGCTCAACATAGCGCGTAATTCGTTGGGCAAGAAGTTCATACAGGTGCGAACGTTCCTTGTCATTGGATGCTGCTTTGAGCGTTGGAGTGATAATTAAAGACATTTCACTAGCAGTTAGCAGCCCGCATCTTGCAGCAGCCCATTCTTCAGAGCCTTGAATCATTTCCTTGTTTATCGTAATCACGCCGTCCCCCTCAACGCCTTCATTTCGTCGGCAATGTCATCCTTGACCTCTTGCCGTATCAAGTCTGCGACAAGTAATCTGCCGTATTTGTCGCATAGTTCAGCCGCGTGCAACATCCCCTCGCGCCAGCCGATAGTCTGACCTGATTTCAGACCGGCGAGCATGATCTTGTTCGCGCTGTCCATTTGCTTCGTCAAATAATCTGCGTCCATTATTTCTCCTGTTTGTCCTGCAATTCCTGAATCTGATCTATCGCGGCTTCGCAGAAAGCATCAGCCCCTGCGTCGAATCCTGACTTGTAATCGTGCGGGTATGCGTTGTAGGGCGCTGGCTTTACGCGCATGGACTTCAGCAACTCGATTATTTCTGCTAGCTGGCTCATGGCTTGTCCTTTGGTGATTCAGGTAGCGGCATCCAGTAGCTAGGTAAAATATTTCCGTACCAACTGCGGAAGCGCCCTTTTCCTTTCTGTGTATAACCATATGCGCCAATTACTACGTGTCCTGTCCAGAATAAATAACTGTGACCGTCCTTATACCAAGTTTCCTTATCAAACGTATGAATGGGAAAAGTCTCAATTGGTTGCCATTCGCTCATCATTTGCTCCTGATCGTCCTGACGTTGTTGATTCGCTTGCGTTCCGCGTTTTCCAAGTGTGCCGCATCCCATGAGGCGCAGTAGTCTTTGAGCCATCTTTTCATGGTCAGCGCGATATTGGTGTTGCCGCTCCTGACGTATTGCCAGTCAGGGCGTCCGGTGCAGTTGATTGCTCGGGTTTGTCGCATCATTTCTCCTAGCGAATAAAGTATCCGATTAGACCGCCAAGTAGCATTGAGATTGCGCTGAGTATGCGCCAGTTCCGCACCCGGATATGCTCCCGGCGCGTTAGCTGAGAAAGTGCGTCAAGGGGAGTAATCATGGCTTGCATTTCTCTATTGCGGCACGAGCAATTCGCTCGGTTTCTCCCCTAATAGTGAATCCGCCATGCTCGCGCAAACAATGTTCCAAAGCAGCCAGCAACTCGTCTCGCTGCTCACGCAATCGTCTGCATTCCATGACCAAATCCGTAGCAGGAAGATTCTCGATGGTTCTTGTCTCGATTCCATCAAATGCATCCAGGCACGCGATGATCCGGCGCTTTGCTTCGGTAGTGAGATTATCTGGCATGTGAGGCTCCGTGGTGATTTAGCGCCTATTGACAAACGAACTGTAACATGAAACAATACCCCTTGTCAATACCCCTTGTGCAAATAAATATGGACTATGAGAAATTAGTAAAGATGTTCTCTGATCGGAAACGGCAAATGATGAGTTTGCGTGATAAAAAGTGGACATTTACGCAGATTGCAAAAAAGTATGATATTACGCCTCAACGCGTTCAGCAGATAATCAACGGCACGAAAGCCAAGCATGACTGACGCTTCATTATGGACAATGCAGACCAAACATTTCCACCATGTTTTTCATCGTGGACGGATTATCACTTATGGCGCACCACGACAGCCAGGAAAGACCTGCACTCTCAGCACTGCACCGATTGTCTGCCGACCTACAAGGCAAGAATGGTTGAGCAAGGCCGTTGCGAGCACGCGGAAACAAAATTTGCCTTCTATGCCGAGCCTGACTTTGATCCTAAATACGACGAGGGCATGGTCATCATTGGTATCTGGAAGCCGATAACCTTTGCTCACGTGATGGCATCTCATGGTAAACCAGTCGCAAAGACTAAGCCAACGCCGAAACCAAAATACGATAAGCGAGCTGCCATTCAGAAAACCGAGCAACAGCGTGTTGATTACTGGAAGCAGAGGGAAGATATCATGAGTTTTCGTCGCACACGAGGCGCGGCATGAAGCGCAACGGAAAGTCCAAATGACCCCCGACGAAGCGTTGCGCCAAGCGTGCGCCGGGAAACCTCAAGCCATGCTGCGCTACCGGCAGATGGTTGCCGTGATAGAGGCTGCTGCGAAAATGTATATGGGTGATCCTGTGCGATGGTCTGATTACAAAGCGATGGTGGCAGCACTTCGCGCTGGAGGCTGGCTGTGAGCAAACCTCGCGTGCTAACCGAAGATCAATACCGCATCCTCCAGACGAAAAACGCGCTGGCGAAAGCATGGAAACCTGGAGGCTATCTGCGCCGGAACATGGAAGGCGAGATGGCGCACAACATAGCAGTCAATGCGCCGAAGCGAATAAAGCAGCCAAGCAAAGGCGAGGAAATGCTTGCGTTCCAACTGAAGTTAGCAGGCATAACCGGTTGGGTGCGGGAATACAAGTTTCATCCCACTAGGCGCTGGAAAGTTGACTTCGCGTGGTGCAAGGAAAAGTTTGCCGTGGAAATTGAAGGAGGCCAATGGACGCAAGGCAGACACCAGCGGGGGCAAGGCTTCGCGGATGATATGTTCAAATACAATTCTTTGTCGCTTGCAGGCTGGCGTCTATTGAGATTCACAACCGAAATGGTCACGAGCGGACATGCTGTGAGCAAAATCCAATTGGCGCTAATGTCATGAGCACGAAAATACTTACGGGCTATCGTTTGCTTCCATGCCCATTTTGCAACGCTCACGCCATTTTGAAACAAGGAAAAACAGTTTGCGCGGAATGTTCATCATGTGACGCGCTCATAATTCGCATGTCGATTAACGCAGCAATAGAAGCATGGAATACAAGGTTTCCAGAGCACGGGGCACTAGATCATGTTTGCGTTACTCTGAAACCTGGTGTTGCTACAGCCAACGGAAAGTTTCGCGTTGTGCGCCATCAGTGCGGGTGCAAGCCACATTTCAGAGTAATGCCATGACCAGCCACGAGCAAGGCCGCATCAATGGTGCCGCCCGCACCCGCAAATATACCGAGTCTCCAAATTCCAGCAACAACGGTCACACCGGAATACGCGAAGTCGTCCTTGCCTATTTCGAGCAGCACGGCTCTGCCACGCAGCAGCAGATACGCTTGGCGCATCCTGAGATACGCTCCGGAAGCATATCCAACGCCGTATCCTGCATGGTGCGCTCGGGGATTATCCGAAAGCCGCGTATTGGCAACGGTCAAGCATACGTGCTGACGGACAGGCCAACGGGCAAGTGGAGAAATCCTAACGGAAAGACGCCGCCGACATTTCGGCACTCCATCGCAAGGGAAATCCTGAAGGCAAATGAATTGGCAAAGGCTAGGTATGAAACTCTGGCGAATTAGTCAAGACGTGGTGGATGGATATGATACCTACGATTCAGCGGTTGTTGCTGCTGAAACAGAGGCAGCAGCTAAAACTATCCATCCTCGTAGGAATTGGAACAGCGAAAGCTGGTGCAATTCTCCGAAATGGGTCAAGGCAGAGCTAATCGGGGAAGCAGTAGCAGGCACCAAATCCGGTGTCATCCTCGCTAGTTTCAATGCTGGATAGGGCGAAGTATGCCTAACCTTAGATGCTGGTGGTTCGGATGCGAGATTCATCCGCAGGACCCTACGCCGCCTGACGCTGTGACTTGTATGCGATGCGGGCAATACATTGAGTATAGCGATTTGGTGGGAGACACGAGGTATGCAAGGTTCAAGTCGTTTTGTTGGAAATTTCATCCGCGCAGACTCTTCCCGCACAAGTGCCCTGATTGCGGACATCGCTACAAATGCGATGAGTCTGTGGACCACATCCCATTCTGATCTGGCTTAACACGCGGGCGAAGGGGGTTTAAACAAACTTAGGAGAAAATTGATGATTAGACTGATTGAGAAATTCACACTTTACCTGTTGCATATTTTGATTCGGCATTCTCACAGCAACTATTTTTCTCATGCTAGACGAGAACTGAAAGCACAAGGATACGATCCACAAGAAAAGGATGGGCCGAATCGCTGGATACAAGACAACCTGAATGAGCTATTAGTGGTCTTTTCTCTCCAAGGCCACTCCGGGTCAAGTGCTCCATATTGTGCAAATGTGTTCAAGGCGCTGGCATTATTTGAGCCCATAGGCCCGCTAACCGGCGTTGACGAAGAATGGAACGAAGTCGGAGACGGAGTATTTCAGAATAACCGTTGTTCCCATGTCTTTAAGGAAAACGGCGAAGCCTACGATATAGAAGGTCGAATTTTCCGAGAGCCTAATGGTGGCTGCTACACAAACGGAAAAAGCCGCGTGGCTGTCGTATTTCCATACACCCCGAAGCGGGAATACGTTGACGTTCCCGCTTGACAACAGCCAGCGACCTGTTCTGACAAACCAGCCTCAAAATGCCCCCAAATCGCTCAGGATCGCCGTAGCCGCACGCTACGGGAAACTCCGTGTCCGAGTTCATTGGCCGCAAAATGGGCTAAATCGCGTATTTGATCCAAAGAGCTACCACAATCCCAACACAGACGGATAGCATTAGCATTATCCAGATGGCGATACCTGACAAAATTGCCGTTGTTTTATCGTTTAGTTTCATGGTGCGTCGCAATATCCTGATCGCCGGATATACTTGTATGCGTCTTTCCACGCGCTTTGCTCCAAGTCCTTGTAGTTAAGATTGCCCCTGCCAAGGCATATGCCCTCAGTGTAAATGCGAATTTCTCTCGTTGGCCGGTCGAAATAGGCTGACGGGAACTCACGCAATACCAATTCCTTGAATCGCATCATTTGCCCGCAAGTTTTGATATGGCTTGGGTCACTTCACCCAATGTCCCGACTGCGATGTAGCGTTAGGCATACCATTTGTCTACCTTACCCCACGCTTCCACGACATCGCTATAACCGAGCGTTTGCAGCAATTCGCATAACACATCGTCGGCGCTGCTGTGAGCTAATTCAGTATCTCCATTATTTTGGCACTCGACCAATCTCTTGATCGCTTCTTCTCCGTTCATTTCATTGTCCTTTAAGTTGAGTGATTGCTGCGGTTACTTCGATTAGAGTCCCGACCACGACATAACATCGGAACTCGTAATTGCCTGCCGGTAGCGGCTCGAATTGGTAGCTCTGGCAGTTCGTCTTGGCGGTCAAGCCTGCGATGTAGTATCGCCCATACAAGGTTCCAGGCATAGGCGACCACTGCCCCAGGCAATGCAGTCCGTCAGGCGTGCAGGCGATCACCGGGTCCGGCGTGTAGCGAACGTAATCGCCCGAGGTGTATAATGGCGTGGATAGGACTCCCCGGGGTACATCGTACGTGCGGAATACGCTCATTTCAGGCGGCATGTATGCCGTAGGGAACTCGAACTCAACGGGCGGAATGGCCACGCGAGGCAGGACAAACATGCTATCGAAGCGCACGATCGTCTGATCCTCAATCGTCACTTCCTTGTAGATCAGGTTCCCCTCGCGCATTGAGGCAGGCCCGGTCAAGCATGGTCCATTGGCGTATGGCTGACCTGGCATAAGCCAATAAGCCGCGTCTGTGGCGGTCAATAGCGAATTCCTAATCCTGCGCGTATCGTGATGCTCTCTGCCACCGTTGCCTGAGTGCCAGTAGGTGCGGCCATCCTTGCCGGTCCAGGATTCGATAGGGCGACTGCTTGTGCCGTCAGCATCCCATACGTTACCCCCTTCAGTCGGATTCCAGCACTCAGAGTTATGATGCGCCCATGCGAATTGAATATCAGCCCCGACCGCGAAGGTATTTACATATTCCCATCCACCTTTGACGAGCGAGGTTATGACGTAGGCGTGATCCTGCCTCGCCGTGATCTGGATACCGTCATGCTCAAGGATTACGCTTTCCTGCCATGCGTGAGCAGGGAAAGCCAAGCAGAGGGCGGCGGCTAGGAGGGCGCGGCGCATGTTCACTCCTTGGCGCGAGCGATTGCTTCACGCGCTTCCGCTTCCGCCTCAGTGAAATATCTATACATGGGGTGATCGTTATCAATCCCCCGTAAAGCAGTTCTCAGGTGCATTGCGGCTTTTTTCAAAGCAGCGACAAGCTCCGCATTGACCGACTTCAGCCGGATCAGTTCGGCGTCGGTGATGTTGGAGCGTTCGGTTGGGTTCATTTCATTCTCCCATCTTGGTTAAGATTCGATCAATCCGCCCGACTACATCCTGCGCCCTATCGCCTAGCCATTCGAGCAGCAGGATCAGCAGGCGACGCATGGTGTTCTTAGTAAACGCAAATTCCGCGATTGTAGTAACTCTCGGCATTACATCCTTCCGGCACGTCACCAGGGCGCAGGATGTAGAGCGCAGCTCCACGGCAATCGCCTTGGATGTAGGGCGTGAGTGCCGGATATTGCGCCATGATCGCATTCAGGCGATTCTTTGCTCCGGTTTCCATATCGCGGATTGGGTAACGCTTCATGCTGTGCGAGCTAAGCCAGTAGGTTTTGTTCGTCGTTTCGTCGCGCTCGATACAGCCGTTATCCGTGCCACATTCACGCTCGAACCACGAATGCAATTGCATACTGATACGGCGCAATGCGTCTCGATGCTCGTACGTGATACCGATTGATTCGAGCGCGTTCATCATGTGCCTGCGTTCTTCTATTTCACGTTTCGTCGTCATGTTTGCCGCTCCTTTTGTTCGCTACCAGCTTCCGGCTGGCTCGGGTTAAACACCTTCAGAAAGGCCGCAGCCTTTCCGCGGGGGTCTACTGATGATTGTTCCTATCCGTAATATTTCCGTCCGCGTCGATGCGATACCACATGTAGCCATTAGCGGTTAGCGATGTGGGTCGGAATCCGTTGCGCTTCCATGCCTCATGCGTTTTTGCAACAGCAGACGCGTAGTCGATAGCCACAATTTCCATCTTGTCCTGATCC